CTATTTTCCATTCCCCGCCAACTCCGGCCAGGTCTGATCTCGCAGCGCAATCACCAGCTTGGCCATCGAAACCAACACCCCTCGCGCGCTGGCCACCGTCGTCACGTTCGCGTTGATATATTCCGCTGCCTTCTCCGCCGTCCAGCTCGACCAGTTCTCCACGGCTGCCGCCGCCTTCTCCGCTTCTTCCTGCCGCACCTGCCCATAATCGACCGGGTCGTGCGCTTCCAGAATAACTTTCACCTGGTCCGCTTCCGCTTCTGTCAGCTTGCGGCTCCAATCCATCCGCCCATCCGCAGCCACCCCAACCACCGGCAGCCCCGCTGCCTCCAATTCCCGATGCAATTTCGCAATATTGATCATTCGGTCCTCCCCATCAGCACAACAGCATCCCTTCGCACTTGAAAGACTCACAAGAGGCAGAAGTGCCATACCCAAATTCTCCCCCTTGCAGGTAGTGATACCCCATGCCACAAGCGAACATCGTTGGCGCTGTCCGCGAGTGCCAACCGCCCTGCAATCCCGACGGCGTGAAGTCATACCCATACCCCACCGACCCCCCGTCCATAAGCGCGTACGAAGAATTGACCGCCCCGCCCGTGTTCCCGCTATACACCGCAATGGTGTTCAAAAGCAGCGGACCGCCAACCACCGGAATAAGAAATTCGGCCTTTGTGGCGTCGTTATTCCACAGCCGCTGAGCCCCGGCGGTATAGGTGTGCTGCCCGGACACTAACAGGGTCAAGAACTTCGAAACCGCATTATAAAAATTCCAAACGAACCTCCGGGTTTCGCTGTCCTCGGTCTGGCCCGTGGTGCCCGTGATCCGAATCGTTCCCAGGTACAGCCGCGTCCCGTCCCCGATCTTCACGTACACCCCATCCAACAACACAATGGCCGTTGCCCGGCTGCTGTCGTTTGTCCATTCCACCAGCTCCAGCGTCAGCGTTCCCGCGTTGTCATACAGAAAAACGTCGTAATTCTTGTTCGCCGTTTTCCCCGTCAGGGTGATCGAAAGTTCATCGAACCGGTAAACCTTCCAGCCAAACCCCAGGCTCCAAAGGCTCACCCGTCCGCCCCGGTAAGGAGCAAAGTACAACACAGTCGCCGCCGTCACGTTCGCCGTGGTAATAGGGGATCCCGTCGTCAGCGTCAGCCGCCCCTCGCACACCGGTCCCGCCCCCAGCCCCAGCAGCGTTTCCAGGTACCCCCGGTACTCGGTTTTCAGTTGGCCAATCGAACTCCCGTCCCAATAGAACCGGCCAATCCGCCGGGTCCCGGTGGCTTCCGTCGCCGTCGTGTTCGCCGTCAGAGTAAAACTCGTGCTGCCGGCAGATTGCACCGCAAACACGTACCACCAGGCGGCCCCGCCGCTCGGAGCCGATCCGGCCGGCAGGTCCACCGCTGCCGTGGCCAGCAGCGGAACCCCGTTCACCACCACCGCCGCCGGGCTCGCTGCGCTCGCCGGCACCCTCACCCGATTCGTGGCCAGATATTCCAGGCTCAGATTCGTCTCGAACTTCGCCAGCAAATCCCCCAGGTTCACCCCGTCCGCCGCCGCCTGCCCCAGCCGCAGAGCATCCGCCCGCAGGTTGTTATAATGTGCCGAAGCCGTCGGCTGTCCCACCGTCACATCACTGGAAGTTGGATATCCCATACAAATCCTCCTTTCGTCTGATCGTAATGAGTGATTGGTGAGCGGTAATTGGTGGTCGAACACCAATCCCCAATCCCCAATTGACCAATCACCCCCGCACTATCTTCAGCGCCAATACCCCATTCCCCAGGACATGGTCCCATCCCAAACCGAATTGTAGAATCGCTCCGGATCCGCCGGCGGCCAATACACGCCCTGATTGTTCAACTGGCAGGCCACCACGCTCAGCCCCAGATAGTGCATTTCCGTAGCACTGTGCCCCTGCGCCCCAACGTTCGTGAAAACCCCAATGCTCCCTTCCACCGTCATCCCGTCCGTTTGCGAAAGGAACTCGCACAGCTTCGAGTACATTTCGGCTTTCGTTTCGGCGTGCATCGTGCCGTCCGGGTTCACCAGGTCATCCGCCAACAGCACCTTGAAGAACAGCCGCACCGTAATCGTTCCCTCGGCGTTCACCTCGCGCTGCAAGCTCACCAGCGGCCCCAGGTCGTCCTCGCTGTCCAACAAGAACCCAAAAGCCGCTCCCTCGTTCACGTTCGCGTGGGTCATCACAATATGACAATCCGTTCCAATCGTGGTCATAAGCCCTCAATCCCTTCCTGCCGGCGCGGATCCGCGCCGGCCCCGGCGCTGTCTTCAGCGCACGGTGACAATTCCGCCCACCTGGTGCGCTGGCCAAGTCACCACCTGGTGACAGGATCCGCCGGCCGGCTGTCCTGGCCAGTCACCACACCCTCCGGGTGTGGTGTGGTGACAAATAAGCCGTCCGGACGAGCTGGCCATGTCACCACCTGGTGACAGCACACCGCGCTGCAGCGCGCCGATCGGCGCCGGCGCTGGCCGGCGCTGTCACCAATTGACCGATTACTGATTGACCAATTACTCCGCCCTTGGTGACATGGCCAGCGCGAGCTGCTACCCGGGTAGTCACCATCTGGCTGATAGCTGAAAGCTGACAGCTGACAGCTGATCTCTGACAGCCTATCTTTTCAGCGCCGCCCACTTCACACCCCCAACCTTCGCAAAAACATTCTTGGCTGCCGGCACCGCAATGTCACTCCCAAAAATAACCTCCTTCGCGGCGCTCGTGTTCCAGTGCGCCGCTTCCCGCTTCGCCGGGTAAAGGCAATACTGATTCGCAATCTCGTCCCCGCCCTCATCCGTTGAAAGGCCCTTCTGCGCTTCCAGCGTGCAATGACAATGATTGTGAAATCCCGGCTGAATCGAAGCCCGCCATTCGTCCAGGCTCTTCACAATCCCATCCAGCGCAGCGCACTTGGGGCATGGGTGCTCACCATTGCACACCCATTTGAAAGGCCACGCCCCCGAGCTATATCCGCCCTGTCCGGTTCCCGGCTCTTTCATTCCCCGTGCTCCCGTTCGTCCCAGGCATCCATGGCCCAACCCCGGTCCGGCCATCCTGTAAAGGGCCTCGGTGGCGCGGTCTGCTGCCGCAGCGTCGCCAACCCGCTCCGAAAAGCCATCAGCTTTTGGCTCCCCCATTCCAGCAGCGGACCTGAACTACTCTTGTTCGTGTAACCTTCAACCACCGTCGCGCTCCGCGTCGTCGCTGCCTGCCCGGCTGCGCCGGTCACCAGCAGGTTTTCGTGGTCCGTTCGCACGCTCGTGACCGTCGCGCTGTCCAGGTCCTTGATCGTGTGAAGAGCACTATAGGTAACTCGAATCTTCTCCCCCACCGCCGGCACCTGCCGCCCGGTGAGCTGTAACATCGGCACCCCTTGCAGCCAATAACAGTAAAATTGCCCCGTAGGGTCCGGGTCGTCGTCGCTTGCATCGTACGGGTAAATCACCTCTAACACCGTTTGAAACCCGGTCAAGCTTGCCAGGCTTTGCTCACGGCCGGCCACCGTGACCGTGAGCGCAGCCGTTTTCACTTGCGGCCACGCCAGGCTATATTCGTGTAGCGCCTGGCGTAGGGATTCGTCCAGCAGGCCCTCGGCATACCGGACCCCGCTCGTGTCTCCCAACACCTGCAAGATTCTTGTGCGCAGGCCTGCCAGTTCAGTCATTGCTCAACCCTCCATTTTGCCATTTTCGTGTTGCACCTAACGCATAACCGGGTAATTTGGTCACAGCGTGTTGGCCAACTCGCCGGCCTGGTGTAACCAAACCCCCTCAAAACAAACCCTAAGTAACCGCCGGGCGGTCCAAAGCTGTACCCAGGATATACGCAATCAACACGTACACCAGGTTCGTGATCTCCGCTTCGCTCAGCGGAAAATCCGGCTTATACGCCTTCATGACCACAATCCCCAGCCCCACCACCGCAGCCCAAAACTTGCGGCTCTTCAGCAGGTCCAGCGCCTTGTTCCGCTCCGCCGGCGTCACCGCCGCCGTGTCCGCCGGCTGCGCCGGCGCCGCAGTCATCGCCGGCACAGCCGGAAATGCTGGCTCTTCCGACACGATAGTGCCGGCCGCACCAGACACGCCGGGCATGCCGGCCACGCCATCATCCACAATCGGATTTTCCATTCCCCTACACTCCTTTGGTGACATCTCCAGCTCCGATCGAAGCTGGCCACGTCACCATTTCCAAATTCCTGATTGACCAATTCCTGATTGACCAATTCCTGATTCCCACCGTCTGGCCAGGCCGGCCGTGGGGCCGGCCTGGCCTTGTCGTTGTCTACACGGGTAACCGTTCTTCCGTGTCAAAATACAGGGACGGGACCGGGAAGAACGGCCCCCCAGAGGGAGGCCCCCGGATCCTCACGGACCCGTGCTTTCTTTTGGTGACACGGTCTTTGAGATCTTTCCTGATCATAAAAACCCCCGCACCAATCGCCTCCTCCCAATTCCCAATTCCCAATTACCACTCTCCTCCCCCCTACACCCGTAGCGTAAAATTCGCTCGAGCCCCAATCATGGCGAATGTGCTCGTCGCCGCTGCGTCCACAATCAGCGTCAGGTAACAAACGTCATTCGCTCCCACCCACACTGGTGTATCCAGCGCCACATTCATGCAGTGGTCGCCCGTTGCCTTGCGTTCGGCCGCCGTGTCGTGCCCCCCGTCCGGGGTCGTGCTAATCGCGCTCCCCGTCACAGTCGTCCCGCTGGCCTGCAAATTATTCTTGCTCAGCGTCACAGTCGCAAAGTCATCCAGCGCAGCCACGCCCACCTTGTACCAAACGTCCACCGATTTCAGGAAAGCCCCCTTCTGGTTCCCACTGTTCTGCGGCAAAGTGATCGGAATAATCGTCGTAAACGACGTGTCGGCTGCCGTCCTCACGTTGGTAACCAGGTTGGCCGCCACTGTCGGCGTCCAGGTCCCCGCCGTGTTCACCATCTGAAACGGAGAAATCTGCTGCACCATCTCGGTATCGTGCACGTAACCCATGGAATTGACTCCTTTCGTTGGCCCTGCCCGGCGTCCTCGCCGGCCCTGCCCGGCGTCCTCGCCGGCCCCGCCCGGCGTCCTCGCCGGCCCCGCCGGCCCCGCCGGCTGCGCCGGCGGACGCGGACCGTCCGCCGGCATCGCTCCAAACAGAACCAATCACAAAAATAAGATCGAATTTTTGATGGTGACGTGGCCAGCGCACCAGGTAGGCCGATTCGTCACCAATCCCCAATTGACCGATTGGCCAATCCCTCTCTTACCCGGCCACATTCTCCTTGTGCAGCGGCCGGAAGTCGTTCACCCACACCGCCAGGAAGTGTCTCACCTTCAGCCGGCTTTCGTCGTTCGTGAACACCGCCGGGCTCAGGTCATCCCCCGCAATGAAGATCTGCGGCATCAGCCCAAACCGCTCGCCGATGAAGATCGCCGGAGCCAGCGCCGGGTCGCAGACCGCAGCCCAATCCGTTGCATCGGTCCATTCCGGAACCGTGATCACGTCGCCCGGCTGCCCCAACTGCTGGTTCTCGCTCGTGATGTTCGCGGCCCGCTCCCAGCTCGGGTAAAGCACCTGTTTGCCCGTCAGTTGCAGCGCTCTTGGAACCAGCAAGTACCGCGGGTTGATGCCCATCTTCGGCCCGGTCCCATAGATCCCCGCGGCGCTCTTGATGTGCATCGGCTGGTTATAGACCGCCGCCTGCACCGTGTCCCACTGGCCAGAAGAAAGCGCAGCCGTCAGCAGGTTCGCGTGCCCGCCGGCCGTGGTCACCGCCGTGGCGTTGAACAACGCCCCGCTGTCCGCCAGGGTCGGACCCACTCCGCTATTCGCCGTGAAGATCGCGGCCACCAAAGAACTGATCTTGCGCAGCCCCGCAGCCGCCAGCTCGCGCGGATATTGGCGCAGCTTCTGAACCTGGTCACGGTCAATCAGCTCGAGCGTCAGCGGAATGTACCCGCCGTACTTCACGAAGCTGGCCGTCTCCGGGCTGTCGCCCACGCTCAGCTCGTTGTATGCGCCGCCCTCCGCCACAACTGGCAGGTCCCCCACCGTGCCCACCAGAACCCCCGTGATGGTGTTCAAGGTGTTGAAGTGCTCCACACAACTGATCTTCTCCCACCAGGTGTAACCGGCTCTCCCGAGTTGGTCCCAGGTGTTCACCACGATCTTATTCATGGCATTTTTGACCAAACCCGTGAAATCGGCGGTTGTGGCCAACCGGACGTGCTCTGGGTGATATCCGCCGGTCAGGTCGTCGTCGCCGGTCAGCATCAGGTAAAGCTCGCGGATCCCTTGCAGCTTGGCCACGTGCAAGCCTTTCAGCTTGTCCTCGCGAGCCACCCCAAACAGGTCATCCACCGCCGCCGTGAGCTGATCCTCAGAACTGAACATCCCATGGATCCGCCCCGGACCTTCCACCACCAGCCCGCCCGTCAGGTCGCTCACCAGCTTGCGCGCGTCCTCGATGGCACTTTGCAGCTCAGCCGCTTCGAACACTTTGCCGCCGAACTGTCGGCGCACCTGCTCCACCATCGGAGCCGGCAGCTTGCTGCCCGCCAGCGCAGTATCCAGCAAGTACCCACACATCTGCGCCCGCACCGCCCGGGCCTTCTCCGCTTCCTGGGAGAGCAGCGCTTGACGCTGCTGCTCTGCAGCCAGAGCTTGCACTGCCCTTTGGTCCGCCTGCAACTGCGCTTCGAGAGTAGTACTGTTTTGAGCCGTTTCATCGCCCATTGTCGGGGCCTCCTTTTTGCCCCATTCCTGCCCATCTGTGTTGGCAACGGGTCTTCCCCAATTGCCCAATTGACCGTTCCCCAATCCCCCATTGATCGCATTCAATGCCCGTTTGAATGCACCGCCCCTCGCCGGGTCAATGACAAGATCAACGGAGTTCACCCGCATAATCTTCGAAACCTTACGGCCCTGGCTCGTGAACACCACATCCGCCGAAAAGCCCACCCGGGCCGCCGGCCCTTCCTCCGCCAGCAATTGCCGGCCAATCTCGCTCAAAAGCTCCGCGCTCGGACCCACCGCCGTAAGCTGAAGCTTCACGCCCTGGGCTTCGCTGTCCCATTCCGGCTTATTGCAAGCCCCCGCCAGGTCCCGGATGCTGTGCCCCCAATAACTGTGATCGATAAAGCATTGCGCCCCATCCCACAGCGAAAGAGACTCCCGCAGAGCGTCCGCTCCAAACTCCCAGCCGTTCCCCATCCCCGCCGTAATGGCCAAGATCTCGAACTTGCCCGGTCCTTTCACCACCCCGGACCCTGATAAACTCACTCGTTGCTCTTCTTCGCCCATACTCCTCCTGTTTTTCTCCTCTCTTCCCTCCCCTAAAATTCTTATTTTGGGGGAGGTAGGAGGGGGTGTACTTCTCTGGCTGAAAGCTGATAGCTGATAGCTGACAGCTCCCCTCTCACCCCACAGATGAATCGCTACTCGGCTTTGGCTCGCCCGTGTCCGGGTCAATGTCCTGGTGACTCGCCCTCGCGCCTCCTTTCCCATCGGACGAAGAGCCGCCGGCCGCGGCCGCGGCCGCTTCGCGGTCCGCCCGCTCCATGGCCAGGCTCGGACCCGCCGCCTTCCCCTTCGCCAACATTTCCGGAATGTCCACCGCTTCCCCGGTGAAGCGGTAGACCACCCTCAGCATTTCCGCGTCATCGATAAGCTCCCGGTCTCGCAGATCCTTCAAAACCGATAAGACGTTATTCCCCGCCAGGCTCAGCGCCACATTGTCCCGGGCCGAAATATCCGCCCCCGTCACTTGCAGCTCCGCCCGTCGACTAATCCGGGAGTCGACCAGCGCCCGGCGGTTCATCACCGTTTCGAGAACATCTGTCACCAACCAGATAAAGAAATTTTGCCGCTGCTCATAATGCCGGTAGGTCGGCCCGCCGGCCGCTTCCGCGGTCGTGCGCGTGCTGCTTTCTGGCTCCGCCAGAAAGTGCAGCGGAACCCCCGCCCCGCTCGAGATCATTTTTTTCAGCGCCAGGCCGTCCGTGTTCGCGTCGCTCGCTTCCAGCTTCGGGCTGATCACCTCCCACGTTTCCGTGTCGTCTGTCACCAAAATCGACCCCGGCCCCGGCGGATTCGAATTGAGCAACTGCTGCCGTGCAATTCGCTCCGCTTCGCTCGCAAATTTCGCTTTCACCACGTACAAGAAAGCATTCCGGAACCGATTCAACCGGGCCCGGTCTTCCAGCCACGCAGCGTACCGGCTCAACCACTTCAAGATCGGAGCCAGGTCGCTTTCACCCCACTGCGCCCCCACCGGACGATTGATCGCGTAATGCAGCATCACCGTCTTAAAGCGTCCGCTTTCGGTCGGGTAATCCTTGCTTTGGTCGTAAGCCTGATAGGGTTTCGGGTCCGGGTCTTCCAGGTCCGCCTTCGGGAAGAACAACGTCGGTTGTTCGATGTCGTTCTTCTTCGCTTCGATGCGCTCGATGTCCGTTGCCGGCACGGCCCGGACGTAGCTCATTCCCGCCGCGTCTGTAGAGACCAGAATGAACAGATTCCCCGTCCGCGTCAGCTCGTCGCACCACTCATAAACCCGCATCGGCAGCCGATTCAATCGGTGGTTCCAAAACTCCTTCACAAACTTTGCCGTGTGGTCGTGCTTGCAGGTCACCGTGATTCCCCCGCCCACCACATATTGCGTGGTCAGCCCCACAATCCGCCTGGCCAGCGGGTTCACCCGCCAGGCTTCCAGGCTCTGTTCTAGAATTTCTGTCCGGTCATAATCGAACCGGTCCCGGTCCGTGCTGCTGGCACTCCTGGATCCCACAAAGAACGTGCTTTCCCGCTCCGCCAGGCTCAGCGCCGCCCTCACCTGCTGCTGAATTTCATGCCCAAACAACCGCCCCACCAGGTCAGAATAAACGCTCATTTCCCCTCACCCTCGCCCATAATCCGGGCAACAGCTTCGGACGGATCCAGGTGCAGCAGCCCGCTGTCATCCACAATCGTGCTGTCATCCCCAGGTGAAAGCGGACCGCGCAACACACTTAAAGCGCCCGTCTCAGTCAACATCCCACCCAACAAAAGACCTTGAACCATCCCAATCCGCACAAGCCGGGCGGCCTGTTCATCCGTGCACTGAAAATTCACCTGCGCCTCAAATTGAACATTGATGGCCTTACTCATCCCTTCACCTCCGCCAGCGTTTCACCGCTGTAAATCATGGCCATGTATCGCTGCTCCCCCAGCTTCACCCAAACATCCGTACCGCACAGCTCCAAAGCTTTCACCTCCGCCCCCTCTTTCAGCTCGTCCACCTTGTTGAAGAAAATTCCCGGACCGGAACGCACGTTCAAAGTGTCTGACGTCACCCGCACGGTGAACCCGCATTCCCCGGCTCCGGCTTCTGAGCCGGCTGCGCCGGCCGGATCCGTGTACATGGCTTCGCCGGCCCCGGCTTCGCCGGCGCCATCCTCCACCAAAATCCCCTTGATCATGTACTTTAGCGGATCCACCACCCCCGCCGGGTATCCCGGCGTTTGCTTGCCCGTGATCTTCAGCGTCAGGTGCAGGTGCGGACCGGTCGAATTGCCGCTGTTCCCCGAGAAGCCAATGAGCTGCCCGGGCTTCACCACCTTGCCCGGAATCACCTTCACCCCAGAAAGGTGCGCGTACACCGTCTCCCCCCAGGCATGGGTAATCCGGATGTGCAGCCCATAAGCCCCCTTGGTGCCGGCGAAGTTCACCATCCCCGTAGCACACGCCCGCACCTCCGTTCCCACCGGCACAGCCCAATCCACCCCCTCATGTCCCGGGAACCCAAACTGCTTATATTCCTCCGGCAGCACCCCGAACAGCCGCGTAATCGGCGCGCCCTCCGGAACCGGTTGAAGAATTTCGATTGTATGGGTCATGTTTGTGCTCCTTTCTTCCGCAGCATTATGTAGGTTGGGTTGAGGGCTCTGACGGAACAAGGATTGGAAGAAGTTCAATTACCCTACCGAAATTTGCCCGAAACCCAACATCACGAAATTAAGATAGAGAAGAGTGAGTAGGGATTGGAGAGTAGTCAGAGAATCACCGCGTAGACCCATTCCTAATCGCCTGATTACTAATCGACCAATCACTGATCAACTCATCACTGATTGACTGCTCACTTCTTCCCTCAAAACCCCTCATCCATCGTTTCTAGCGGGTCCTGAGCGCGCACAACCAACGCCGGCCCCGTCACCGCCCACTCCTGCGCGTCCAGCACCCCACACAGCGCCGCCGACAAAATCCAATCGTCGTGCAGCAGCTCACCCGTCGAGCTGTCCCGCGTCCCGTCCGGAACCCCCCACTGAATCTTGTGTTCCGGACCCGGCTTGATCTCCATCTGGCAGGCCGAGAGCTGAAGAATAAATTCTTCCTGGTCCCGGTCCGCCGGCGAATAGTCCTTAAAGCGACCCGTCTCCACGATCGAAAGAAAGTCCCACCCCAATTGACTTTTGGTACTCCCGTTGAACAGAAACGGCAGCACCTTGCCCGGCAATGCCCGATCGAGAAAAGCAGAAAGACCAGCCCCAACCCCCGTGGCGTCCACCACCAGGTAACGCGCGTTCCAGTGCTCGGCCAGCGCTTTCACCTGGCCATAAAGCGCCGTGTGCCGCACCCCAATCCAGCTCTGCCGGCTCACCACCCGATAACTCGGCCGCTTGATGATGTCATCCGCCAGAGTCGAGAGATCCACCTCGACAATGGTCAGCGCCGTCGAGTCGCGTCCTGGCCGGCGACGTCCAGCAGCAAGGCATAGATTCGGCCGGCCTCCGGGCCGGCCTGCCGGCCGGCACGGCCGGCCATCAAAGCAATCCGGCCGGCGGGGAACATCCCCGCTTCGGCGTCGATCTCTTCCGAAAAGAACTGGCTTTTCACCATCGGGTGGTTCCGCCCCAGCTTCGCCACCTGTTCGGCCACGAACTTGCCATATGCCGGCACCTCTTTGGCCACCTCGTCGGCGCTGATCCGGAACACCCGCCGGACCCCGTCCTGCTGTTCCAGGTCCAAAGCTGCGCGCAGCTCCCTGGCCAGCAGCGTGTTACTCGTCCAGGCCGTGCCCCAAAACACGCGAGTCGCGTTCGTGCTCGCGGCCATCGGGGCAATGTCCTTGTCAAACTTGCCGATCTGAATGTCCTGGCTCTCGTCCACCTCGAGCAGCGTCGAGGCCGTAGCGCCGACGATGTTCGCCTCCGGGCCTCCGGAAAGAAAAAAGATCCGGGCGGACCCGACCCGATAGATATACCCGCTCTCCTTGGCCCACAGCGTTTTCGTGATCAGGTTGCGGACGAGAATGCGCTCCAGCCGGCGCATGGCGTTCAGCGTTTGTGGCTTCCAGGTCGGAGAAATCTTCACAATCTCCGCGTCCATCTGGCTCAGCAGCGTCAGAAGGTAGCATTCAATCTGTGCCTGCACTTCGTTCTTGCCCGACTGGCGCGGAAACATCACCACGACGCTCAGGCCCTGCTGGTGAATCACCGAACGGACGATGCATTCGGCCGCGGCTTTTTGATAGCCTCGCAGGTGGATACCCGCTCCCCCGCAGGCGAACAACGCCACGCTCTCCAGGGCCGTTTTCAACCCATCCGGCTCGACCTGCCCGCGTCTGGCTATCATTCAAGCCACCCCGCCGAAAAAGGTCTTGATCAGCGCGATGATCGAGACTAACCCGCTGCCGCCGCTGGCCAACCCCGAGAAAAACTTGAACTGGGTCACTCCGTCGGTAGCGGCGCGCAGGCGCAGTTCGTGATCCTGACTTTGCTTCTCGAGCGCGTTCAGGCGCAGCTCACTCATCTCGCGGTCGTGCTCCAGTTGGGCGCGCATCGCGTTGATGTCGGCCCGTGTCAAATCGAGCGTGTGGCGAATCTGCTCCGCCAGTAAGGCAACCTGGTCATCGGTCATAGATAGGCTCCTTGCTGAATTAGCTCTCAGCTATCAGCTCTCAGCTGTCAGCCAGAGAGACAGTGCGAATGATCATTGTTGATCTTCATCTTTTAGCTTTTCGCTGATAGCTGAAAGCTGACGGCTGACAGCTATTTTTTCCTCTGCTCTTCCAACACCTCTTGGATGTTCTTATTCAACAACTGCGCGAAATCGTCTTTGGGCTGGAGTTTGGCCTGAGCCAGCAGCAGTTCCGCCAGGCGGGCGCTGTTGCGGCCCTGGGTCTCGGCCAGCTTGAGCAGGTCGCTCAACTGCATGTCCTTCTCCAGCTTGCCCTGCACGGTACGCAGCAGTTCCAGCAGGATCACGATGCTTTCGGTCAGGTTTTCCGGCGAGCCGGGCGGAGCCGATTCCACCTTTCGCCCGGCGCTGGCCGGCGAACGGGCAGCCCCATCTTTGCGGGTCCGTTTCGCCTTTTGAGTTTTGGGGGTTTCGTTTTCGACCAT